AGAAGAATGTGTCCACGCAATTCTTGATGATGATTTAGAGGCACTTCAAGTTAAACGAACTGCTGTTAAAAATAAATATCCGAAAGGTTGAGGAATAAATAATGGCTAAAATTACAAACACAGGAGTCTTTATTGTAGAGGGAAGTGATGCTGCTGCTGATGTTGCAGGTTCTGGGCAAATATGGGTTAAGTCAGATGCACCAAGTTCCTTGTATTATACAAATGATGCGGGTACTGACTTTAGAATGGGTGGTATTACATTAGGAGCAAATACAGCTACAACCTCTGGCACTTCAATCGATTTTACCTCAATACCAAGTGGTGTTAAGGAAATTAATATAATGTTTGACGTTGTTTCTGGTAGTGGTACATCTGAGATGTTAGTACAAATAGGTGATGCTTCTGGGGGAATAGAGAATACTGGTTATGAATCACTAGCGTTAGAAATAAATAGCGGGGGAGTTACCCCAGATAGCGCAACGGCGGGGTTTATAATTGAAGCTAACGCATCTGCATCAAACGTATATCGTGGAATAATAACATTGCTTCTTAAAGATTCAGCCACCTTCACGTGGGTAGAATCAGGTAGAATAGGTAGAAGCACTACCACACAGCAAGCTTCAGAGGGTGTAAAAGCACTTAGTGCTGAACTTGACAGAGTTCGTATAACTCACGAAAACGGAAGTGATACCTTTGATGCGGGTTCGATAAATATTAGCTATTCTTGAGGAAAATAAAATGGCAGATGTAATTGAAATAAATTTAGCAACAGGTGGAAGAACTGAAAGAGAGTATACACAAGCAGAGAAAGATGCTATTGCCTCAATGCAACCAACGACTGATGAAAAGTGGGCTAAGATAAGAATCAGAAGAGATAAACTATTAAGAGAATGTGATTGGTGGGCTAGTTCAGATTTAACTATGTCTGATGCACAAACTGCTTACAGAAAAGCATTAAGAGACTTACCTGCATCTGAAAGTAACCCTGACGATATTGTGTTTCCGAGTAGACCTTAGTGGCACTCAGTTGGCACTCTTATTTATTAATTTTGTTCCTCCCTATGATAATCTCAACATCCGTGGGCATTTACATACAACTGTATCTTAAATTAATTAATAGACAGGAACAAAAACCCCCGTGGACATATAAGAAGTCTCTTATCAGTGCAATAGTGATAGGCGCACCTATGGGAGCGTTAACACAAGTACTTCTTCAAGAGGCTTTGAGTCCTTACGTTTATCTAACAGAAGAAAGTGCATGGAATCTTGTTTTATTTGCAGCAGTATTTAGTCCGTGGCTGATAATGATTGGTTATAAAACAATCCTCTGGTACTGCAAGAAAAAGAATTATGAAATGTTATACGAATACTTTAGAGTTCGTCATGCACCTATAGAATATCCTGACGAGGATTCAGATTTTACAATTCAACATTATCGACAGAGTAATGACATCAGGGAAGAATGATAATGTACAAACACCCAGAAACAGTAGTTAAGGCAATCGACTTCATTACTTATTCCTGTTCTGGTTGGGCGTGTTTTGCCGCTTATGCAGACCACTATTCAACCTTAATCGCGCTCGGTATTGCGTTCTGTTCTTTATTAGTTTCTGCTTTTTACAAACATCTCAATTACAAACTTCAGAAAAAACAATTAAATATTGATACTTGATAGTCTGTGTATAGTAATGTTGACGGCTTATTTCGGTAACCCGAATATAGGTTATTCTTTCATTCCAGAAAATACGACAAAGATAAATATCAATATAAAAGAAAACAGATACAGGGCATCACTATTTCTTGTTGACAATGGAAAATGGGTTGGTATTGTGAACGGCAGAATATTCTATAATTCACTTGAACAATTAAGAACAGATGTATGTAAATTAGCAGAAAAAGAACCGCTACCACCTGAGGCATACAAAGAAAGGGCAATATTACATGAAAGCAAAGTTAGTCATTAGAGGTCATGATGCTCACGGAGCAGGACATTGGGGCGCACCGCGAGGCGAAAGACAACATCGAGGTATAGACTTTGCTGCACCAGTCGGTATGTTGATTCTCCCAATTCGTGAAGGCATGGTTACCAAGATTGGTTACCCTTATCCTGATTCTGATTACAGATATGTCCAAGTTACAGAAGAAGGACTGGATTGGCGGTATTTTTATTTAGACCCTATGGTTAAGGTAGACCAGTATGTTGATACAGAAACCCCTATTGGTACTGTTCAAGACCTGACAACACGATATGCAGGGATTACTAATCATTGTCATTTGGAGATTAAGAAACGAGGGGAATATATTAATCCGAAAGAGTTATTGGAATGAGTAAGTTTGTCATAATTTTATTAATTTATTTTTATGACGGGCGGATAGATGAGGCGAATACGAGTTTCTTTTTTCCTACAGCACTTGAATGTGCAAAGTTCAAAGCATCTACTGAGTTTACTGATTTACTGAAGAATACTTTTAAAGATAAAGGTATTCAATATATAAAAAGCCAATGCCGAATCAGACAAAATCCTACAGATGACATTGTCGCAGATAACGGCTCATCAGGAATATGTTCAATTAGTCCATGTGTTTGGTAACAGGAGTAACTTATGATAGTTGACAGTATCGTTGGAATAGCAGGTAAAGTTTTAGATAAGTTTGTTGGTGATAAAGATTTAAAAACAAAACTTCAAGCTGAACTACAAAAAGAATTAATCGGTCTTGATATGGCTCAGGCACAAGCGAATGTAGAATCCGCCAAGTCATCACATCTGTTCGTGTCGGGCGCACGTCCTGCCATTATGTGGATATGTGCATTAGGACTTTTTACAAATTTTTTCCTAATGCCTATCGCAGAATGGATAACGACTATCTGGTTGCCTGATGTTATATTGCCCGAATTAAAAACAGATGAATTAATGAGTCTAACCTTATCATTACTCGGGCTAGGCGGAATGAGGTCGTGGGAAAAAAGCAGGGGTGTTGCTCGAGAAAATTTAAAATAATAAGAGTTTCAAATGAAAAAAGACCCAGATTACTCGTCTCTGATTCCTTTTTGCATAACTGAGATAGAGACTAAGTACATAAAATCCCTGTCAGGGGGGAAGTCTCAAGCGCAAGCCTCAATAGAACATCATGTGGCGAGAGCAACAATATCCGATACTGTTTATCGGGTAAGGCTCAGAAAACAAAAACAACAATCTGGACAGTCTACTTTATATTCAGAATCGGGGGCTGTTTCAGCAACTTGGGTAAAAGGGCAAAGCCAGAAAGGTCAAAGAAGTCTACAAGATGTAATTCACGATACGACTTCAGCTTTTAAAGAAAATGTAAAACTGAGGTCGGTAAGCACCAAAGCACCGAAAGTAAAAAATAAAGATTTACTATCCTGTATATGTATTGGCGATGCTCATTTAGGTATGCTGTCATGGGAATCAAAGGCGACAGAAGATTTCGATTTAAAGATAGGTTGTAAGGACTTAACGCTTGCGGCAGATAGAATACTTGATGCGACACCAGATACTAACGAATGTTTAATCGCACAGCTAGGGGATTTTTACCACGTTGACGACTCCCTTAACCAAACACCTGCCAACAAGAATCCTCTCGATGCAGATAATCGGTTCAGTAAGATTATAAAGTCTGGAATTTACGTTCTCAGATACTTTATTGATAAGGCTCTTACTAAACACAAAATCGTCAGAGTTCGGAATGTTGCGGGAAACCATGATCCACATAGTCATGTGGCTCTTAGTTGTGCGTTATCAACTTTCTATGAGACAAACAAACGAGTTATCATAGAGGACTCACCGAGATCAATGTACTACTATCGGTTTGGTCAGAACCTTATTGGTATCACGCATGGGCATATGCCACGACCCGATAAGTTACCAAGCGTAATGGCAGTTGATTGTGCAGAGAAAGATTGGGAGTGTAAGTACAAGTACTGTTGGCATGGGCATATTCATACCAAAAAAAGTTTTGAATCTATGAACGTCATAGTTGAGAGTTTTCGGACACTAGCCCCATCTGATTCGTGGACTGTGGATAGCGGTTACCGTTCTGGCAGAGAAATCCAATGTATAGTATTAGACAGAAATTATGGAGAAGTAGAAAGGCATACAGCAGGGATTAGGAGGGTAAGGCATGAAAAAGGGTTATCGTAAATACCCATTAGTCGTTGTTGAATGGTATGACCACAGTGGTGACGGTGGTTGGATTGATAACTTGAATGAATTAGATGAGAAACCTATTACTTGCAAGACAGTTGGTTTTCTGGTAAAAGAAACTGAAACGTCATTACATATTATTTCGACATTGACAAATGATGATGGTCATGGAGGAAATAATGAAGTGCTTAAAAGTTGTATTGTATCTCAGAAAACTTTGAGGAAATTGTTTTGAGTCTTGAGCCAGTTATTGAAACTGAAATAAACTCTCATTACAAAGAATTTTTAGTCCATGAGGCAGAAGAACTGACTGAAAGGTTAGGGGTTGGCTCTCCTATTGAAATGACTTTTTTAACATGGGAAGAATTTGTTGAAGAATGTAACGCGATGGGGATTAGTATAACTTTTGATATAGATATACCCGAGGAAAATAATGAGTAAATTAACCGAAATAAAAGACAATGCTTTAGATTTGTTGGAGTCGTTACCGAATATTATCTGGTATGTGGGAATGTTCGTGTTTGGACTAATAGTGGGAGGTTGGTAATGCCTAAAGGAAAAGGAACATACGGAAAGAAAAAAGGCAGACCTAAGAAAAAGGGTAAGTGCTAGGACTCACCCTTCTCCTTTTGTGTAGCTTTCCATTGATTGCAGTATGGAGAGGCTGAACAATAAGATTCACATCTTGTATATGTCGGAGGTCTTTCTTCTATAAGATATGCCTCACCTTTTTTACCATCAGCATTATCAATTAATACTTTGAAATGCACTTGAGCCTCTTTTAAATCTTCATAGAGTTTGATAGCTCTTTTTGCACCTGCTTTTTTAACAGCATAGATTGTAGGTGTTGCCCATCTTTCTTCATCAGTACATTGATAATGGTCTATACCATTCCTTTCGTTATAGTGTAGTTCCATTCTCCTCTCTATCTCTGCTTTAATTTCTACCTCAGATAAAAGAGGTATATCAAATGTAGTAACTTTTTCTGGGTAACCTTCTTTTTTCATTCTATCGTATTCACGTTGTCGCCAATCTCTGGCAACAGCTATTATCTTAATGCCTTTGATTTTTTCACAACCGAATAAGTAACGATAGATATTGAGTTGCCACAACCATTCTTTCTTTACTTCTTTATCTTGCAGTAAACCTTTAATGTGAAATACAGAAGTGTTTTTATAATCATACAAAACTTCTTCCGAAATCAAATCAGGTGTACCTACTAATTTAAGTTTGAACTCATCACTTGATAAAGTTTCCTCAAGTATGTCATCACTATCTGGGTCTGATGCTCTTTCAAGTAGTAAGTGCATTAGCGTACCATCTAAACTGAATAACATCTTTGAGGCATCTTCTTCTAATTCATCAAAATGTTTTCTGCGTAACTGAACTGCCTGTGGCTGTGATATTAATGTTGTAACACTAATAGTATTCTCATCACCAAGAGGTCGTTCATTCTTTTTGATTGCCCTTAGAAAAACATCAGGCAATTCTTTTTCATTGGTTAGTTTCATTTTCTTTCTCCTTATACGGACTTAATGTGTAAGCAGATTTTGGTACATTTGTCATAAGTCTAATCATTATTGGATTATTAAACATCTGGAAAATCTCTGCATCAGACCAACCATTTTCTTTTGCCTTTTTTCTTAACTTTGATTTATTCATTTTATTTCTCCTCTTTATATGCTAGTGAATCTTCTCCAAGAACGTACTTATCCCAATAAGCACCTCTTGCAGTACCGTCTTTATCTATGAATGTTTTTGGTTTAAAGTCAAAAGTGTCATGTAGGTAACAGACCATCTTTTTTAAGTCTCTCACATTACCTAATGTTACATCTTCTGTTTCATGGATTTGATCAACTACTTCTTTAAGTTGATTGTGTATATGAAGCAAACCTAATCTTTTCTCAAGACTAAGTTCGTGTATTTTGATTTTTAACTTGGTTGGTTCTGTCATTGGTATCTCCTGTTGGAATGGAAGTGGCTCTTTTGACGATAGAGTACTAGAGCCGACAGTACTGAGGAGAGGGCTAACACCCACCTATCTTACAAACTAATTTAAAGGACTTTGAATGACTTTATCCTCAATTTTATCATGTACCATTTTTTCATCAACAGAATCCAAAATGTTTTTACATTCGTCATTCATTAGTGGTGACTCAACAATGCTTGTTCCACGTTGCCAAGTAACGACACCAACATAGTCGCCCTGCTCTGAACCATAAGTTATCAGTTCTATTTTCAAACGTATTACCGCTTTCATATAAACCTCCTAGAATGGTATTTTTTCATCAGGTTCAATAGTCTTATTATCTACAACATCTTTCACCATATCTTTAACAAGGTTTGTAGTTGATGCAGATAAAACTGCCATTTGACAAGCCTTTACCCATTTCTCTATTTCTTCTGGCTGTTTAATTAAACCTGCTGTAATACAAGTTGCCACAGTATTAGAAATAAAAGGAAGTGGTAAGTCTTGTTTAGAACTGCTAACACTACTTGCTCCGTTAGATTTTGCAGGACTGTTACCTGTTGGACTCCAATACTTAATCTGTTTGTAAGCGTGACCTTGATAATCTTTATCAATAGCCTCAAATGTAATCTCATTACCAACCTGAGATTGTATTCCAAAATCCAAACAATTAAACTTTTGCCCATCAATAAAACAGTCAAGACTCTTGCCACTCTCTTTCGGATTAGCAGATGTAAGTATGCCTGTAACTTGCTCTGTCATTTGCTTACTCCTATCTTGGTGTTCCCACCAATGTTTGTCTCTTTCATCACTATCCTGTTGATAGAAAGAATCGTTGTCAAGTACCTCGTCCACTTCCGTGTGGAGAGGTTCGTTGCCATTACTCATAAAAAAAGTCAACATCTTCGCTGAGTAACTTTTTATAGCCGTCAAGTATTTGCTGACTAGCAGGTCGCACTTCTATACCACCTTCTTTGTCGTCAAATAATGCAAGCTTGTATTTAATCAACATACCTAAAAGTTTACGACCATAGATACGTTCTTCTTCACTAATCATGCCGCAACTGCATAACCACTTAACTCATCACAATGGTCATGCAAACTCTTAGACAGTCTTGGCAGTCCAAATATATTACCTTTAGACACCTCAGTCACAGCATTATAGAGTCTCCAAACATTCTCCTTATAAGCAAATTCTTCATGGGTTGGATTATCCCATTCCTTAATTGCTTTACCGAGTTTGCTTGAACCTAACTTTCTCTCACGATACATATTACAAAGCGTATGCTCTGCCTGTTCATGAGTAATGTTACTATCTTTGTATGAGATAATCCTTTCGTCCTGTATAGAAACTTGCTTATCTATTCCTAATACAAGACCCTCTATTAACTCAGGTAAGTCACGCTCCATGTTGATTGTATGCCTTCTTTGCATTTTCACTTCACCTGAGAAACATAGGTTATCGCAAACAAAAACTTGATTACCAATAACAATACCACCAGAAGTGGATTTGTCATGTGAGTTACGCAAACCAACTACAACTCCGTAGTCGTTTGTGTTATGCTCAATTTCTAATAACCCAAAGTAACGTGAGCCGTTACGGGTTAAGGCATGACATTCCTGCTGAATGTTATAGTCATGGTCATGAAGAAAACCTTTCACCATGCCTTGAAACTTATCATGGTGCATAGGTTTATGTGTAGCGGTAGGGAAAGGTATAGGCTGTGCTTGTAACTCACTCAGCTGTACCTCCCTTGCCCCGCAATGTAACATTAGATTTACATTTGACATATTACTCTCCTATCTAAAATGATACTGACTTTGCTCTTGGTAGACGCATAAGTGTATCGGGTTGAAATAAATCCTCCTGTACAGAAAGGATTGGTTTAATGCCATTAACATTATTCTTACTGATAGAACATTTATGAGGAACCTCTTGAACGAGGTTATCGTCCAAGAGTTCCTTTACCCTACCAGAAATAGCATTAATGGGTATTTCTAAAATGCCAGATAGTTCCAATCGTGAGAATGGTTCATCGGCATAGTTACTATGAGCCAATAAAAAACTTATAATCTTACCACGTTGAGTATTCAGCTTACCGCTTGCCTTTAACTCATTGTAGGCATCGAGTGATGTTTTTCTAACGCTCATTTTCCTACCTCCTCTATATTAATCGCGTACCATTTATTTGAAACGTTCAAATCAGAACGAAGTTTAGTTTCAGAAGATTCCTTTACCCATTGGATATGCTTTTCCGTTGGAGCAACCATTCTGGCTCTAATCTTCTGTCCTTTCATTGAACCCCTAACATAAACTTTCACATAATCCAGATACCTCATATCACAAACTCACTGATAAAAAGCAGAATTAATAGAAAGCAAATAAAACAATAAATACAGTTAAAGAAAATTTTAGTTTTCTTTTGAGATTTACGAAAGTGTTTTAAACGATATTCACCTTCGATACCTGTCCACTTACCTTCGTATCTATGTTTCATACTTATCCCTCCTATCTGGGTTACAGAAAAACTCCTGACTTTCAACTCTATCTCGTTTTATTGAGATTGCATCTGGAGCAACAACTCTGGCTGTCATAAGCAAATGCCAAACAATAATGTCATATGCTTTTTCAGCAGTCTTGCAGAAGTTGTATGTTACATCATCGCCTTTAAATTTAGGCTCTCTATTCAAGTCACCATCTTTAATAAGGCAAAATGTTTCATAACTACCTTTACCAATGCCATTTAAGATTATTGCTTGATCATCATTCCTTCTTCCATGAGTAGAATTAAAAAGGTTCTTGTCTGATTCATCAACAAAAAGAAGTCCAGACATTCCGCTTTCAAGCTCATGTTGTCCTATAAGATAATGATACTCTGACTTGATTACTTCCCATTCAGTATCAGTGAATGGTCTTTCTTGATACCAATAGTTTGTATATCCCATTGTATCTCTCCTCGTTCCACGTGGAACATTAAGTAAGTTTCAAATACTTGTCACCAACCATATATTGATTCCAAGCGTCCAATGCCTCAGGGAATCCTAAGGCAATCTTTGACTGATTAAAGGAATCAGCGTGTAGCATTACTGCCATTAGTTTTTCATCAAAACTTGATGGCTTAGTACCACTCGTGATTCTCTTTAACGCACCTACTAACTCTTTTACTCTTGACTTGTCTATCATTACTCTTTCTCCTCTTTAGGTATGGATATAATTACTTCCTCATCACAAGATTTATCAATAGGTATAAAAAACCTAACGTGTATAAAACCACCCTGCATAGATGAAACTGTAAACTCACATTCACAGGTTTCTAACCAATCTAAAAACTTCTTCATGTTATTTACTTGGAAGTGCATATTATTTCTCCTCATTTAAAGATTAAAAAAAAAGGGTGTCGCTAAAATTAACGAACACCCTTAACCCTACCTATCCTATTTTATTGACCTTGCTTGGACATCTGCTAATTCAAGAGTATTAACTCCCAAATCAAAGACTACTTTAGTTTCATAATGGAAAAGACGTACACCTTCATACTTAGGGTGTTCCTTTAGCCATTCGTCAACAAGCTCTGACATATGATCATGAACATCATCATACCAACGAGCTTTCATATTAAGGTCAATCTGTTCTTCGCTTTCGCCTTGTTGCCCCATACTAACTTTCATTGGCACACGAAATTCAAAAGAACTTTCTGTTACCTTCTTAACATTAGACATAGCATTACTCCTCGTATATCTATCCGTACCGAAATTAGTACGACAATGGGCTACGTTACCGCAACCCATTAGCTTACTAATTACAAGTGATGCCTGTTGCAAGTTTAGTAAAACCAAAATTGTCAACAAGATAAATACTACCATCACCTTTAATAAGAATATCGCCAACACTTATTGAGTGCATACGACCTTTCCTTTTAATCTTTTCTTCGGGACCAAGATTGCCAATTTCAAATGCCTCATCAAGTGAGTCAGTTTCAATATCAGCAACATTATAGAAAAGACCTTTTTCAATACCTTTTTCTGCAAGTTTTTTAAAGGCATCTTCTTTTCCTTTTCTCATGTTACCCATTATCAAGTCTGTGTAAATTTCACGCTTGGTAGCTAGGTCTGTATCTTTTTCCCAATTACTCATCTTTAATTTACATCTTTCTTCATCTGTATAATTAATCTGTAATAATCTAACCATTATAATTTCTCCTCATTAAATTATGACCTGTCTCCTCAGAGTAGGTAGGTCAACTCCTACTGACACCTGAAATGAATCAGGTGTTTCGACTGCATCTGTAAAATCAATTCCCCATTCAGTTACGTCTGGGTAATCAAGTTGTAGATGGAATATTATTTCTTCTATTGCCATTTTTATTTCTCCTCTTGTGTTGTAACTATTCTTGTCTTAGCTTTAGTGCCGTCAAGGTTAAAAGAATCTTTAAGATGTTTTTCTTCATCTCTGGCAACTCTAAAACTATAATCACCAAACTGCGGTGACCACTTACCATCTTCGTAAACTTCTACTGTATGATATGATTTCAACATTTTTATTTCTCCTCTAACTTATTAATTTGAGATTGACAGTTTTTAACAGAGTGACCAAATCCACTCAACTTGTCATTCTCCCTAAGACCGAATCCGAACACTTCACCACAATGTAAAGGTACTGCTTTGTATTGTATAATGTCGTATTCACCATAACGGTAGTAACCTTTCTCTAACTTTTTAATCTTCATCTTTTATTCTCCTCGTAATATTTTTGTGTTGGCAACCATTGGAGGCAACAATCTTCATAGCTAATTTGATTTTCCCACCAACAGTTATCTTCATCAGACATACGGTTTATTAAGTCAAGCGGATTATCATAGAACACGACCACTCTCTTAGGTTCACAATAATAGAATTGTTGTTCATCTGATAATTGCTTTAATCTTTGTAAAACTTTCTTCTTGGATTTTTCACGAATAGTATTTGATGTTGTGTACCCTTTCCTATCGTGAGCAACCCAGTATGTTAATTTCTTCATCTTTATTTCTCCTCGAAATATTTTAGTTGTTTAAATTATTTGAAATCCCAAGTCGATCTTCCTTTAAATGCTAAAGCAATTCGACTCCATTCAGGACTATCAGTAAAATCATTATTTTGTTCCCTTTCTTCTGTATACTCCCAAACATTACTGAATCTCCCAATCCAATTTCTTTGCTCTTCTGATAATTTATCGTTATATAAATATTCCTCATTAGCACAACGTAAAGGTTGAATATTTTGTTCCTCGCCATAGCGAGTATATATATCTACAAGTTTGTCTAGTTTAATCATCTTCGTTTCTCCTCGAAACTCGTACCAGAATTAGTACGACATTGGAGTCTGCCAAAGCAAACCCCAATAGCTTACTAATTAAAATTTTCGTTCCCCTACAAAGCATTTACTGTCACTTGTAAATAACTTCTAACTCCAACAGGTTATTAATCAGTCTGGATTACTCACAGTCCGAATGGATTATTATTTTTATTCTTGATTAACTAATAGCTGTCGTTGCTTTTCGCTAAGAACGCATAGAATAAACTTTTTATAGTTCATCTATCTGGTGAGGGTCTTCCTATCATTAGAGGCTCGTCCTTTTTAAAGGATTGCTGTCTGGGAGTTGTTGCTTATTATTTTTTTGTTCGCTGTGCTTTGGGTTTTTACGAACTATTCCCTGATAGGCTCTTGGGTTTAATCTTGACTTTTATAGTGTGTGTAACCCTTGGAACTTGCCACTTTGTTTTTTTGTGTGTTTCTATAATTTCCCCTTTTGTTAATTTTGCTGTGTTTGTAGATTCCATTATATAGTATGAGTAATATATTACTATGGTCTATTTTACTATACAAATCAAGGGGTTATAAGCTATTTTTAGCTAGTAGAACCCATATATCCGTACTTTCCATAAAAAGTGCTATAACCCCCTGATTATAAAGAGATTTTGAGGGGTATAAAAATACGTGTTTTATTATTTATATAGACCGCTTGTTATAGATAGATAGATGAATGTTATTAATAAAAAAATGAATATATCTGTTCTAAAGAAAAAAATTTTTTAATACTTATTTTGTAATATAATTTTATTCTATGAGTACAAATATATATCAGAAAGTCTATACCCTCTCTCAGTCCTACTCAGAAGATTCTAGGACATTAGCTGACGAGGTAGGTGTTAGCTATGAATGGATTAGAAAATTCATGACAGGTCAAATTAAAGACCCTAGCGTTAATCGTATAGAGAAGTTATATACTGTTCTGTACAAACGTAAACATGGTATTGAACCGAGTGTGATAGAAATTAAATGAATGATTTTATATGGAGTTTTATTTATCAATAATCAGCGTGGGTTATCGCTGTGGAAGTGTAATAGTAATCAAAAGGGATTGTCTAAATAACTGCGCTGTCCGAGCCAACTGACAACAGTGACCTGATGAGGAAATCAGGGGAGACTGAGTACCAGAGGATATAATCCTCTCTATTGAGAAATAGCTGAATCGCACAAAAAGCGGATCAGGGGAAAAGGGGCAAGTACAAGATTATGAAGATAAATAAATTTACAAAGTCAGCCAGAAGGCAACAATGTACGTTTCAAATTCCAAACGTATGTACCCACGATGTGTCCACAACTGTACTCTGTCATCTGCCCGATGAATCTGGTACTGGTCATATGGGCGGTAAGTCTCCAGATTGGATAGCGGCATTTGGTTGTAGTAAGTGCCATGATGTTATTGACAGACGAAATAATACCAGAGCAGTGGCAGAAGAAGATAGGGAGTTTTATATGAGACGTGCTATGATTCGAACATGGCGAATCTGGATAGAGACAGGACTGTTAAAAATTGCAAACTAAGAATAGAGCTACCATTCCCATTGCCAACATGGAACCGAATGTTAGCTATGCATCATTGGCAACGAAAAGCATTACGAGACTCACTTCACCGATTAGTATTCATGTCCACTCAATACGCAAAAGACTCACAGACGTTGACGGTATCTCCGCTAAAGCAGTCATTGATGGACTCGTACATAGCGGAATACTTATTGATGATTCGCCCATCTACGTCAAAGAAGTTACCTACTCGCAAGAGAAAGGTAAAATTGAGAAAACGATAATTACAATAAAATGAAAACAATAATACACGTTAATCAACATAAGATTAAAGCCAACACAAAGAACGGCACAAATGAACCTGTACTGACAGTAAAGACTTACAAAGATAATCGGTACTGCCATGAGGCTATTATTCATGGTGAGTCAAAAGTAGTTCACAGACCGCATAAACCTTTGCCATGCGGTGCTAGAGTTTGGATTGAAACACAATCAGATGTAGAAACAAGATAGGAGAATAGATATGATAGGATTTAGCGTTGAAGAAAACGATATTATTATTAGTCTTAATATAAGAATGAGTATTCCAGAGTTTTTACAAAGAGTAACCGAAGTTTACAAGTATGCGATAGATTACAATGTCACCACAACAAAGGAAACCGAATCGCTCACGCACCAGAAGTAGAAAGGTATGGCGCGATGGTGGCAAATATTATATTGAACATTACAAAAGATATGACACGACTATCTCTTGGAGTGATAGAAAGGATAGGTTTTTATTAATCGTCAATAATGAACCTATCGGGGCATTCCCAAGTCTGGCAGGTGCTAAGAAATATTATGAAACAGAATGTTAGGATATTGGTAACAGGTTGTTGCGGATTCATTGGTGCCGCAGTTGTCTATCGTCTTGTTAAGAGTAATTTTGAAGTTACAGGTATTGATAACCTCAACGATTATTATAGCCAGACACTAAAGAACGAAAGACTTGCGTTATCAGGTCTTGGTGCAGGTAATTACCGATTTCACATAATAGATATTAAAGACCAAAAAGAACTGCACGAATTATTCAATCTTAATAAATTCCATATCGTTTACCATTTTGCCGCACAAGCAGGAGTCCAATATAGTTTAGAAAATCCTGAAGATGTAATGCACCAAAATATCAATGGATTTTTTAATGTCTTGGAAATGTGCAGAGAGTATAAAGTTGGCAAATTAATCTATGCCTCAAGTTCTTCTGTCTATGGCAACGAACATGGGAATGATAATTGTAACTCACCAATATCATTTTACGCGGCTACCAAGAAATGTAATGAAGTCATGGCTCATAGTTATCATAAATTACATGGGTTTGATTGTATTGGTTTGCGTTTCTATACTGTTTACGGAGAGATGGGCAGACCTGACATGGCAATTCTGAAATTTATAAATATGATAGTAAATGGAAAAGAAATTGAACTTTATAACAACGGAGAAAATTACAGAGACTACACTTATATTGATGATGCTGTTTCATTAACAATTAAAGCATCAGAACTAAATGGTTACCAAATTGTAGATGTTGGTAAGGGCAATCCTATTAGTACCAATGAACTTATCGCTGAGATTGAAAAGGCATTGGGTAAAAAAGCAAAAACAAAAAGAGTCGGCAAAATATTAGGTGATGTCGAAATAACTAAGTCACCAAGTCAAAACAAAGGAGTTTCATTAGAGGAAGGCATAACAAAAACAGTAGATTGGTACAGAGAGTACACCAGAAATGGTAAAAGAAATTTTTAAAGTTATATTTTTAGTACCAATTTTAGTGGTTATATTTATACTATCTATGATAATTTGTTATGTTGCAGATAGATAAAATTGAAAGCTCATGTACTTTTGAACTTTGTTATATTTGTAAAAAGACTGAGCCAGATAAGAAAGTATTTATTAAATATACCAATAGACCACAACTAACAGAAATCTTTGTAATGCACGGAAAATGTATTCCTAAGTTTAGGGAGAAGATAGATGAAAATAACATATGTTAAGACAGATGATAATGCAATAAAGGAGTATGAAAATAATCCAAGAATAAATGACAAGGCAATAGATGCGGTTGCACACTCAATAGAAAAATATGGATTTAAGCAACCCATTGTATTATCTAAGGACGGAACTATCGTTGTTGGTCATACTAGGTATCTTGCGGCAAAACAATTAGAGCTTGATAAGGTACCAGTTATATATTCAGACTTAACTGAGGAACAAGAAAGAGCATATAGAATAGCTGATAATAAAACAAATCAATTCTCAGCTTGGAACTATACGTTATTGGAAGAAGAATTTAATGAGTTGAATCTTCTTAACTATGAGCCTTCAGATTTAGGTTTTACAAAAATGGAACTAGAAAATATGTTCCTAGAAAAAAATACAGATAATGACTTTGAAGAAATATCCGAAACCCTAAAGACAAAAAATAAATGTCCTTCTTGTGGTTTTGAATATGATTGATGTAATTCTAAAAAATATAATAAAAAAAATACCAGATAAAGAAGTTGCAGTTCTAATGGGCGGTGGTGTAGATGCCGCAGTACTTTTAATTACCTGTATTAGATTAAATAAAAAACCACACGGATATTCTTTTTATACCAATAATGAGGAAACATATGATTCATTAAAGGCTAAAGAAATTTGTAAAAAATTTAATATACCCTTTACTTCTATTTCTTTACCAATAGAAAATTTAGAAAATGATTTTAAAACATTAGCAATAAAATATAATTGTATAAAAAAAACTCAGTTCGAATGTAGCTTTCCTTATATTTATACCATTCCTAAAATAAAAGAAAAATATATTCTCTCGGGTATAGGTGCAGATGGTCATTATGTATTAAGTAAAAAAGGAATGATACATTATCGTCATACTTTAGAGCTTATGAAAAAATTTAGATTTGATTATTTTAATCAATTAAATGCTGCAGGATTACTACAATTAAAACAGTTTTGTAGTGAAAATAATAAAGTTTTATATTCTCCTTATTTCGAGAAAGATGTGTATAACTATTTTTATGATAAGACATGGGAAGAAATAAATAAACCAAAACAAAAATCATTAATTAGAAATAAGTTTCCTGAGTTAGAAGATTTAAAATTAAAACCACATATAAACTATCAGCTTTGTGCAAATGTCGATACCTTATTTGAAACATTAATAGATAATAAAAAAATAAATTTTAAGAAAAGAAAAAGAGTTATGGATATTTGTAGGGATTGGTCAAAAATATGAGATATGGTGTTTCATTCTTTTCTGGTTGTGGCGGTTCAAGTCTGGGATATAATCTTGCAGGCGTAAAGATATTGTATGCGAATGAGTTTGTTCTCAAAGCATCTGACACATATAAATTAAATTTTCCAGATACCTATATTGATACAAGAGATATAAGGACAGTAGATGCTCAGGAAGTATTGGATATTATTAAACTTAAAAAAGGCGAGCTCGATTTTTTAGATGGCTCCCCTCCATGTGCATCATTCTCAACGGCAGGACTACGAGAAAAAAAGTGGGGAGAGATAAGGAGCTATTCTGGTAAGAAACAAAGAACAGATGATTTATTTTTTGAGTATATAAGAATGGTAGAAGGTATACAGCCTAAGATATTTATTGCTGAGAATGTAAGAGGACTAATTCAGGGAAAAGCAAAGGGACACTTTAATATATTTTTAAGGGAGTTTCAAAAATTAAACTATAATGTTAAAGCATCATTACTTGATGCGAGTTATCTTGAAGTACCGCAGTCAAGAAAACGTGTTTTTATAATCGGGATAAGAAAAGACTTAAACAAAGAGCCTAGCTTTCCTAAGAAACATAAACAGATGATAATTAAACCTATACATGATAAAAATTATCCTGTTGAACCAGAGGCATGGAAGTTACATAAATGTTATTTACCCTATCTTGAGTATTTAAAAATGGGTGAACAGCCGAAGATGAAATTCTTTTCTTTAAAAAGAAATCATTTTTATAGACCTAGTTATACAATAACAGCTACCTATGCTAAAGGTGCTTGTGTTATGCACCCTACCGAAGATAGGCATATGTCTATTGCTGAGTTAAAAGATATTTGTTCGTTCCCTCAGAGCTTTAAATTAATAGGAAAATATGAAGATAAGTGTGAAAGACTAGGTAGAAGTGTACCTCCGAACATGATGAAGAATATTGTTTTAAATTTAAGGAAGAAAATCTTTAATGAAAATCCCTAAAAACTGGACGTTTGAGGATAAAGATGTAGCAAAGAACTTTGATAGTCATGTCAGAGAGCAGTTACCATGGTATGACCTAGCCACGCAGAGTATCGTACATATATCAAGACACTATATACCCTACAAAGGACTGGTCTATGACCTTGGTGCAAGTGTAGGTAATATAGGAAATGCTATTAAAGATATATTAAAAGAAAGAAATTGTGAGTTTATTGCTATTGAAAAGAGTAAAGAAATGGCAGAAATATATAATTGCGACTACGGAGAGCTTGTTATTCAGAATATTAATAACTATAACTATAAAAAGTTTGATGTTTGTATATCTTTTTTAACATTAATGTTCCTAGAACCTAAGTTTAGAGTTGATTTTTTAGATAATTTATATTCAAATCTTAACGAAGGAGGCGCAATAATTATATTTGATAAGATAGAAAGTGATGGAGGATATATAGGAACGATAAATTTAAGGCTAACTCTTGCTGAAAAGATTAAAAAAATAGAAAATTATAAGGAAATAATAGATAAGGAACTAAGTTTATGCGGTATACAAAGACCAATTAAGTATAAATTATTAGAAAAATATAGTCCTAGTCTGTTTTTTAGATTCGCAGACTTTGTAGGATATATTATTGAGAAGTAAAATGAAGTGGATAATTAATAAAACAAATAAAAAACAATGTTTAGACTATATAAATGAGCTAAAAACAGATGAAAAACATACTGTTGAGGTTAAAAAACTAAGCAGAAGTGATATGCAGAACAATACTGCGTTCATGTGGTATAAGGAAATAGCGTTAGCAAAGGGAGATGAGACAGCTACAGACATCAGAGCATACTGTAAACTCCATTTTGGAGTAGGAATATTAAGGGAAGATAATGAAGAATTTAGAATTGCATATGATAAAGTAATAAAACCATTGTCATATGATAATAAATTATTAGCCATGATTGAACCTTTGGACTTTCCTGTTACCAGAATGATGACAACAGACCAGATGCTAAGGTATATGGACTGTGTTCAAGAGTTTGGCTATTCAGTTAATGCGGAACTGACTATACCTATTTAGATATGACCACAGCAAAGGACGATATAAAACGTATTGATGCTGTACTATATTCATGGGGTAAATGGGTTAAATCAGGTGGATCATTAAAGTTCTTGGGTTATCCAACAAGTGTTCCATATATTATCAAAGGTTCTGGTGTTAGAGTTGATGATGTAGTAATGACTGAGGTTGACTGTGTGATAGGAAGATTGGAAGAGCCGTATAAAAGAATAATCAGACGAGCATACTTAGATGAACGACCACATAACAGTACAAGAAAAGACAGCAATTATTATACTTATGACAGGACACAGAAAGAAATGGCTAAGACAGAGAAGATGACAATAGCTAACTTCTCTGATGTATTACGAATGGCAAGGCATAGATTGATTGGAGCGTTACAACATCTGTTATAATTAACTGTTGACATCTAATTTATTTACAGGTATATAGTTTTAGCTAAGATAGAGTCATTCCCGATATAAATTCACAGGAACTAATTATGATATATAAAGCGATAACGACAGGTCAGGTTACAACGACAGCAGAGATACCTTGTCCGTCAGGTCTATTCGCAGTATCACTCGTGGCTGATGGCTCTAACTCTGCCAACGCTATAGTAAAGAAAGATACATCTAGTGGTGCTGTAGTCTTTGATGCTGATGCAGTTCAATCTGTTTGGTACGCAGGTCCATTCCATGCTGATGGTGCTACTGAGTTACATCTAACTGTAGCAGGTACAGGAGCAACTGCTCAACTCTTTGAGGTTAAGCCATAATATATATATACATCTATAGCCCTATGGAGGGGTTGTACCCCCTACTAAGGGGGGTGACGAAAAC